TCCTACCGACATAGAAAACTTAAACACACTAGGAGAAACATAAATGGAATTATCATTAATACGAAGCTTGATGGACAGAGAGTTCTACGATGATCATCGTGGTGCTAAATGCCCTGACAGATTATTCAGTAAAGATGTACGTAAGATCAAGCAAGCCATCGACAAGGCTATGGATCGCTATGAACGTACAGTTACACCAGATGAGATTGAGGCACTGTTCATGTCAAACAATCCCACACTTACAACGGCACAGAAACAGGCGTATGGTTCTTTGTTTAACCAGATCAAACGTGAGTCACCTATGGGTGGTGACGTAGCACAAGAGGTGCTATCCAAACTGTTCCAACAGGTAGTGGGTGAGGACATTGCTAACCTTGGCTTTGACTACGTGAACGGTGACAAGAACAGTCTTGAACCACTACGTGATTTGCTTGAGCGTTATGCAGATGACTTCACACCTGACCTACGCATTGAGTGGGATGACATTGAGATTGATACGTTGCTCAACATGAACGACTTGGAATCACAGTGGACATTCAACATCCCTAGCCTGACACGTAAGGTAGAGGGCGTAAATGCAGGACACCTGATTGAGATAGGTGCTAGACCTAACACAGGTAAGACCTCATTCCACGCCTCTCTCATTGCCTCTCCCAATGGGTTTGCCCATCAGGGTGCAAAGTGTATTGTGTTATGTAACGAGGAAGCCTCTCACCGTGTTGGTGCTAGGTATCTTACAGCAGCTACAGGCATGACAATGCAGGAAGTCAAGAACAATCCTGCCAGAGCACGTGACGTTTATGATGCAGTCAAAAAGAATATCAAGATCAAGGATGCATCTGATCGTGACATGGCATGGGTGGAGTCAGTATGCAAGTCGTACAAGCCTGACATTGTGGTGCTTGATATGGGTGATAAGTTTGCCAGAACAGGTGGCTTTGCTAGACCTGACGAGGCACTGAAAGCTAATGCTATCTATGCTAGGCAGATTGCCAAGGCTCACAACTGTGCTATCTTCTACATGTCTCAGCTATCTGCTGACGCAGAGGGTAAGGTGTTACTGAACCAGTCCATGATGGAAGGTTCACGTACAGGTAAGGCAGCAGAGGCTGACCTCATGGTATTGATTGCCAAGAACCCTGTAGTAGATGGGCAAGAGGAAGAGGACACACAACGTCACTTGAATGTTGTGAAGAACAAACTAAGTGGATGGCATGGTGTTGTCCATTGTGAATTGGAATATAAGACAGCGAGGTACATGGTATGATAGACGTAACATTAATAGATAGCATGGGCAGCGACTTGACTGTGGTCAACGCTGCTCGTGTCAGCTTTAACAAGAAGAGTGAGTGGGATGAAGACAACAAGCTTACTGTGAATGACAGTATACTTATATCGTATCTTGCACGTAACAGACACATGTCACCCTTTGGACATTGCTTTGCTACGTTTCATGTCAAAGCCCCTGTGTTCATTGCGAGACAGCTAGTCAAGCATAAGTTCCTACGATGGAATGAGATAAGCCGTAGGTACGTGGATGAAGAGCCTGTATTCCATACTCCGAATACATGGAGAGGACGTGCAGACGATAAGAAACAGGGCAGCAGTGGTGAGGTTTCTATATCCTATCGTATGATTAGTACGCTTGCAAAGCATGAGGTGTGGTGTAAAAAGGCATACAATGATTTGCTTGAGCAAGGGGTAGCACCAGAACAAGCACGTATGGTATTGCCACAGAGTATGATGACAGAATGGTACTGGTCTGGTAGCCTAGATGCTTGGTCAGATATGTGTAGACTACGACAGAGTGAGGACTCACAGGAAGAGGCACGTCTGGTTGCTAATTATATAAGCACTGAGATGGGTAACTTATACCCTGACTCATGGGCGGCATTACAGGCGTATAACCGATGAGTGAGCATTACTGTACAACAAAAGGATTAGGATGGGCGTTCCTAGTGTGTGTATTCTTTATACTAGGTGTGCCTGTAGGTATGTGGTTGGCATTAGAAGGTGCGTCATGGTACGAAATATTTAGCATGATGAATCCTATGTTCTAGGAGATAGCTATGGCTGAAATAAAGGAATGGTTTATAGATAAACAAAAAGGTATATCAAAAGAAATAAGGCACATGACAAAAGAGGAACGTCAACGTGCCAAAGAAAAAGAGGAGGCCAATAAATGTACACAGTCGAATTTGAAAAAGACGCCTCAGTAGTTACATCACTAGATGAAACAGGCAGATATGAAGATGTCGAAATGGTTATCAGTGATGACGATACTGTTTATTTAAGACAATACGAATCTAGTTTAAACGAGCACCAAATTATTTATATATCATATCAACAACTGCTAGACCTAGTTACCTCTCTGAATAGCACAGAGGGTGCGTTCTATGCAAAACTAAGAGGGGGTACATTACATGACACATAGATCAATATTTGACGAGATAGCCTTACATACATGTATGCAGAAGCTAGGGCTTACTGTTGACGAAGCACAACACGCAATGATTTTGTACGCAAATAATAAAAAGTTTGACAATGAACTTGCTGACGTGTATAACGTAGACAACGATGTAATAGACGATGAATGGGATGAGTGGCATCCCAATGACTTATAGGAGAATAAATGAAACTAACACTCGACATAGAAAACACTGTGACCAAACGAAACGACAAGCTACACCTTGATCCGTTTGAACCAGAGAATACATTGGTTATGGTGGGTATGCTAGATGATCTTGGACACGAAGACATTGTAACATTCGATCACTCAGAGCAACAACCTACCACAGGAGGGAGGCTAATCGTACAACGTAAACTTGACGATACCTCTCTCCTCATTATGCACAATGCTGCACACGATTTGATCTGGCTATGGGAGTCGGGTTTTACCTACGAGGGTGAAATCTTTGATACCATGCTAGGTGAGTATGTACTACAACGTGGACAGAAAGAGCCTCTATCTCTTGAGGCATGTGCCGAAAGGTACGACCTTGACACAAAGAAACAAGACAGCCTCAAGGAATGGCTCAAGGCAGGTAAGTCTGTACGTGACATGGATCACACTGAGTTATCTGACTACTTGTCTGCTGACCTACATGCTACACAACAACTGTACAATCGTTTGCAGAAACAGTACGAGGATTGCAACTCACTGGAAGGAACAATTCGATTGACCAATCAACTAGCAGTACACCTTACACGTATATACCAACGTGGGTTCTCAGTTGACTTGGAAGCTCTGGAAGAAGTACGTAAAGAGTTTGAACAGGAACGTGACACATTGACACGTGAACTAGAAGAACAGGTACGAGAACTGATGGGTGATCGTCCTATCAATCTCAACAGTCCAGAGCAATTGTCTTGGGTTATTTATAGCAAGAAGCCCAAGGATAAGAAAGTATGGCCTGATTTATTTGAGCCGTACATGGACGATGCAGATTATCGTTCAACAGTACACAACAACTCAGAGAAGTTGTATAAACAAAAGGCAAAGCAGTGTCGTGATTGTAATGGCACTGGACAAATTAGAAAGGTAAAGAAAGATGGAACACCATATGCAAGAACAAATAAATGTCCTACCTGCGATAGTTCAGGTTATATATTTATGGATATTCATTCGTCTGTTGGGGGGTTAAAGTTCAATGCCCCAACTTCAAAATGGATTTCAGCTAACGGTTTCGCCACAAGCAAGGACAGACTTGTATACCTTGAAGGTGTGGCTAGACAACGTAATATGCAGGACGCAGTTGACTTCTTACAACGAGTTCGCAGGTTGTCTGCCGTTGATACATATCTATCAAGCTTTGTGGAAGGTATCAACAACTATGTAAAACAGGACGGTAAGCTGCACGTCAGCTTGCTGCAACACAGAACAGCTACTGGCAGATTGTCAGGGGCTAACCCTAACATGCAGAACATGCCACGTGGCGGTACGTTCCCAGTCAAACGTGTATTCAAATCACGATGGGAAGGTGGGAAAATTATGGAAGCAGATTTTGCACAGTTAGAATTTCGTGTGGCTGCGTTTCTGTCTCAGGATAAGACTGCCATTGACGAAGTAACTACAGGCTTTGATGTACACAGCTACACTGCAAAAGTTATTTCTGATGCAGGTCAGAACATATCAAGGCAAGATGCCAAGTCTCACACATTTGCACCTTTGTATGGTGCTAGTGGGTTTGGCAGAACACCTGCTGAAGCTGCATACTACGAGCAGTTTACTAAAAAGTATTCTGGCATAGCTAAGTGGCACAAAGAATTGGCACGTGAAGCATTGGGTACAGGTAAGATACGAACACCATCAGGACGTGAGTTCTCATTTCCAGATGTGGTACGTAGATCAAATGGTAGTGTGACATATTTCACACAGATCAAAAACTTTCCTGTGCAGTCCTTTGCCACTGCTGACATTGTACCTATATCACTCATATACATTGACAAGATGTTAGGTATAAATCAAATGCAATCATGCATAGTCAATACAGTACACGATTCTATTGTGATTGACGTGCATCCTAACGAGAAGGAGAAAGTACTAAAAGTAATACATGCTGCCAATGACAAGCTTCTTGGAATAGTAAATCGTAAGTGGAAACTAGACTTCAACGTACCTTTATTATTAGAAGCAAAAATTGGTAACAATTGGCTTGACACGGTAGACGTGTCGTGATATAACTAAGATTCGTTTTAACAGAAAAGGAGAATTATATATGAACCAAGTATCAACAATTAACACATCAAACTTTAACGCAATGGCTGAAGCAATGGGTATGTCAGTAGACACCCAACAAAAGTCGCAAGCAAGTACACTTGCCCGACTACGTGTCAACCATTCACCTATCATGGGTGAGGAAACCATCAATGGTAAGAAGGTTAAAGTTGAGGTTGTGTCTGGTGGTACGTATAAGTTGGAGATACCAGATGGTCCAACATACTACGCCACTACAGCTACCATACGTCCATACCTACAACGTTTTATGTACAAACGTTTTGTAAAAGGTGGTGACACTACACCTAATCGTTACATCAAAACTTTGATGGCTAATGATTTGAATAGTGACATGAAGGACAATGATGGTGGCTTCAACTGTGGTAAACCTGCAGGGTACATTGAAGACTTCAAGGCATTGCCTGAGAAGACACAAGATTTGATTCGTCAGATCAAACGAGTACGTGTACTGTTTGGCACAGTAGAATTACACAATGTTGTAGATGACCAAGGTAAGTCTGTGGAACTATCACCACAAGCATTTATCTACGAGATTGAAAACCGTGACGCATTTAAAAATGCAGGTGTGGTATTCAACAAGCTAGGTAAAATGCGTAGGCTACCTGTTCAGCATAACATTCATGCTGCAACTGAAGAACAGTCAATGCCTAATGGTAATGTTTGGTATCTTCCTACGTTCACACTTGATCTAGGTGAAACACTAGAGGTGGGTGATGGTGAGCAAGAAACCTTTGCTAACTTCATGGCATGGATTGAAAACTACAACGAGTACATCAAGTCTGCGTGGAATGAAAATGCCTACAAGAATGACGATACAGATACAGAAACTGTAGAGGAGTTCGTAGACATTGACGCAGAGGACTTTGTGTAATGAACCATCCTGCTGAACTAAAGCTGCACCAGTTTATGACTGATGCTGCCAATGGCAAAACACACTTCTCTGATGAAGAAGCCTTTGACATTGGAGTAGATGTTGCAAACGCAGTGCTACGTCAGTTCGGTAGTGGTAAGTCACGAGATGAGTTTACACTTAGGATGTCCAACATTGGGCGTCCTACTTGTCAACTGTGGTTTCAAAAGAACCATCCCGATAAGGCATTACCAAAACCAACTACATTTGTAATGAACATGATGATAGGAGATATTGTTGAGGCTGTTTTTAAAGGGTTGCTTAAAGCTGCTAAAGTGGATTTTGAAGACACTGATAAAGTTAGCCTTCCAGTGGGAGATAGTAATGATACTCACGTTTCTGGCTCTTATGATCTTGTCATAGATGGTGCTGTTGATGACGTGAAGTCAGCATCGCCTTGGTCTTACACAAACAAGTTCAATTCCTTTGATACATTGGCAGAGGGTGATGGGTTTGGTTATGTAGGACAACTTGCAGGTTATGCCAAAGCATCTGGCAAACGTGTAGGTGGATGGTGGGTTGTGAACAAAGGCAACGGTGAGTTTAAATACGTACCTGCTGATGGTCTAGACCTTAATAAAGAACTTGATAAAATCAAGGATACAGTTGAAGCAGTGAACAACAATGAGTTTGAACGTTGCTTCAGCCCAGTACCTGAAATGTTTCGTGGTAAACCTACAGGCAATAAGGTACTAAATGACAATTGTCGTTTCTGTGATTTTAGATACGAGTGTTGGCCTACTATGAAAGAAGAGCCATCACGAATGTCTAAAGCAAAAGACCCTAAGATAGTGGCATACATAGAGGAGTAAAAGTATGATAGGTGATACAGAAATCCAAGAGTTGCAGGATAACATCAAAGAGATGGAACGAGAACTCTCAGAGAAGAAGAAAGCTTTACGTGAAGCTAAATATGCAGGGCTACGTACAGCAATGCAAGCACGTAAAGAAGCTGATGAAGCTATCCGTCAGGAGCTAAAGGAACTAGGTGTACAACCAACATCTTTTGGTGCACCTTTCCATTATCACTGGAAGTTCTAGTGGACGGTAAACGTTTCAAACATGCTTTGAAGCAGGGGTATAGGAGTGGTCTAGAGATAAAAGTCAAGGACTATTTGAGAGAACGGAAGGTACGTTTTAAGTACGAGTCTCTCAAGATAGAATGGGAAGACTTGATGTACCGCACCTATACTCCTGACTTTATATTGCATAACGGCTTAATCATAGAGACAAAAGGAAGGTTTACTACAGACGATAGGAGAAAGCATGTAGCTATAAAAAAACAACACCCTGACCTAGACATACGTTTTGTGTTCGAGAACAGTAGACGTAAGTTAAGTAAGGGTGCAAAGACTACGTATGCTTTATGGTGTGATAGAAATAATTTCTTGTATGCAGATAGGGTTATTCCAGAGGAATGGTTGAAGGAAAAAGGTAAAGACAGTCATCCAGAACTTGTAGAGTTTCCTTACGAAAAGATAAAAAGGAGATGACATGGAAGAAGAACAAACCTTTATTAACTTTGACCCTAACGATTTCATAATACGTATATCACCTGTTATGGAGGACGGTGAATGGAATGGAGACATTACTGTAGGTCAGGTTACAACGGATTTAAATAATTTATCTGATACTGAATATACACACCTTAGTATCTTGACAGACATGCTAGTATCTGCTATTCCTTTAATGGAATTAGATAATGAGTTTAGGCAGAAGCTTTACAAACTAGCAATGGAACAGTTCGGTGATGACAGTACTAAGCCAGTTATAACTGAACGAAAAGGTAACGTAGTAAAAGTAAATTTTAAATAGAAGGAGAACACGAATGGCAGAGACAATAAGTTTAACAGATGGTGAACGTACAATCACACTGGACGATCCTGTAAATAGTCCAAAGCATTACAACCAAGCAGGTATCGAATGTATCAATGCCATTCGTGCTGCTACTGACGAAGGGTTTGAGTATTATCTACAGGGTAACATTATGAAGTACCTATGGAGATACAAGTACAAGAATGGCTTGGAAGACCTACACAAGGCTCAGTGGTATTTGAATAAACTAATAGAGGTGGTTGATGATAGTTAAAGTATTTCTTACATTAGAGATTGACGAAGAAGAATATCACGTTCCTGTGGACGGTTTCATTGACCCAGAAATAGAGGACGCATTAAACGATTTCATTCACGATGTGGATGGTATCAAGATTAGAAACATGAAAATAATTACACAGGAGTAGACATGGACAACTATTTACCAACAGACTATCAGTCATTTATACATACCTCTCGTTATGCTAGATGGCTAGAGAAAGAACAGAGACGAGAGAGTTGGAGTGAAACAGTAGAACGTTATATGGATAATGTTGTACGTAAGATTGCAGGTGACGATAGTTATATAAATCAAATACGTGATGCCATACTTAGCTTAGATGTTATGCCTAGTATGAGAGCTATGATGACCGCAGGTGCAGCAGCAGACCGTGATAACATTTGTATGTACAACTGCTCATATCTTCACGTAGATCATCCCCACGCCTTTGATGAAGCAATGTTCATACTCTTGTGTGGAACTGGTGTTGGCTTCAGTGTCGAGAGACAGTTTATCTCTAAACTTCCAGAGATACCACAACTGTTCGACAGTGATACTACCATTGTGGTAA